AATAACAAGTGAAAGTATTAGTGGTAAGACTGTTTACTATCTCGATTTCTCTGAGAATGGTAATGGTTGTGCTAAGTGTGATACTGGAACTTTTTGTGATACTCCCTATTATCCTCATTGTACTTGGATTTTCTTCATGAAGTGGAGAAATACTGATGACCAATGGAGAACACCATTAAGATCTCGTTCTAGTGACCATCATATTATTGTGCAGTCAGGTACTAAAAACCTTGGTATGTATGATAATGATGCTACAGGATTCAATGATACTGGTTATGATATAAATCAGTTTCCTGATTGGAATAGTAAGTTTAATATGTACACATGGAGATTCTCTTCATATGAATCTGGAACTTACTCACCTAACTATCAGTGTTATTTTAAAGATGAATCAAATGCTCGTGCTACTATGAATAGTAGTAATACTAGATACAATAGAGGTGTTTATCATGTAGGTGCATGGGGTGAAGGTAATAGAAATCCTCATACCACATCTCAAAATGCAGGTGATATTGCTGGTGTAATTCATTACAACAGACACATTACACAGGCAGAGAGAACACAAATATATGATTATTACAAAGGAACATACAATATCTGATAAATAGAAGGAAGGATAGAATTACGACATGTCACAGTTAAATGTAGATAAAATTGTATCACTAAGTGGTGGAGGTGGCACTGCTGAATTTCAGTTGGCATCCAATGGAAACTTTAACTTCGACGCTGGTACATTCTACGTAGATTCAGCAAATAATAGAGTCGGTATTGGTACTACAACACCAAGGACTACAGTAGATTTTGCTACTACGGATGCTATGATAACACCGAAAGGTACAGTAGCACAAAGACCTGGATCTCCTGTAGAGGGTATGTTCAGGTACAATAGTACAGATCAAACCTTTGAAGGTTACTCTAAAAATAGTTCTACAAATGTATTAGAGTGGGGACCTATTGCTGGTTCTGGTGGAGGTACACCAGATCAATCTACTAACAGATATAGTGATAACTATTCTGTTAATGCAGTATTGAAATCTGATGGTACTGATGCTTATTGGTCATTAGACGGTACAGATACCGAATGGTCAATGGCAAGGATATTTACTCATGGTTATGTTGGAGGAGGATATAAGAATTCATCACCTTGGAATAATGTTAATAGATGTCTTCATTCTACAGATACATGCACTAACTTAGGTAATACTTTGGATAGATCTGGTGCTTACATGGCAGGGTCATGGTCAGATCATAAGCATTGGTTTCACTCAATGGAGAACACATATAGAGGAAACTCTAGTTATACCAGTGGATTTAGTATGGTTAATGAAGCAGGTATATCACATTTGAGTCAATGGGATATGACTGTAGGTAGAGCATCTATGGGATCATTCCAAGACCATGAATTTGGTGGTGGATATTCATATCTAGTTGGTGGTGGTAACGCAAGAACTGACGCTATGAATCTTAAGACTGAGACCATGAGGACTACAGGGTTCCCACCAAACCATGATGATGGTGGTGCTGACCCTACATGGGGTGGTAATGGTAGATTGATGGGATGGTACAAGAGAGAAGGTACTCGTCAAGGATTTAGATGGGCAAATGAATCATGGACATCATGGAATCATGGTCCTGGTGGTAATGGTTGGAAAAAAATTCTCGCCACTATGTTAGGACATATGTACGTTGGTACTGGTAATAATGCACAGAATGGTAATGAAAAGTGTGATGATACTACTGGTATTCAGATGCGTGGTCTAAACTTTGGTCCTATGGGTGAAGAAAACTTTATGACAGGTATGAGAAAGGGATATATGTTAGGCAACTATAATGGTTCCCAGAACAATAATACCTTTAAGTGTAATTATGCAAATGATGGTATAACTAATCTTGGTGGTACATCACAACCTCAAGGACATGCAGGTATGAGTTCTGCTCACTGTTCATCTGCCAGTGCAATATCTACCATAAATGATGCTGGTACTATATTACGTGATTACGGTACATCTATTCCTAACTTCTAATGGCAACTAAACCTGACATAATCGTAACTGATCAAGAAAAGTTTCCTCTTGTAGCACAATGGGGAAAATTAATAGGTGGCAACCTTGGATTAGAATACTATGAACTTGATGATGAGTTCTTTGATTATATACCACAGCATATAAATTTTTTACGATTCAGTAATCAACAAGGTACTTATGGTAAGAACCTATGGGGTGAAGTAAGATCACAAAAATCATCTTACAATGCTGAACCTATTGAAGATGATGATGGTAATAGCATCCAGATTAAAGAAAAGGAACCTGTAGATAGTAATATTGTTTCTACTCATGTAAAACCTTTCATGGAGGCGGTAATTACTCTAAAGGTACAAGAGGTTTTTGAGAAAAGATATAATGTATTGCGTACTAAATATAGTACGTTAGAAGATGCTACTTGGGATGATCAACTTTCTGAGTCAAAAGCATATATCGCTGACAATTCCACATCTGTTAAACTTATAGATAAGTTAGCAGAGGTTAGAGGATTGACAACAGCAGATTTTGCTGCTAAAGTAGTTCAAGCACAGGATGATTGGAAAACTAAACTTTATGATCTTGCAGTCCAAGAACAAAAAGTTATTGCCAAACTAAAATCGTCTGCTAACGTTGCCGATATTAATGTCTTCCTAGAGGACTATTTCGGTGAAGAACTAACCAAACAACAATGTTTAGATTACGGAAGGTGTATTGAAAATGAGTCAGGAGTCATCGTTAGGAAGGATGGACAAGAACCCAAGTACGGGATCCAGTTCTGATCCTCAAGCAATATCATTTATTGACCAGACTTTAAAGGATCTTGATAATATTGATCCTTGGAATGGGTTATCAGAATTTGACAAAGAATTGATTCAATGGTCTGATTCACAATTTTTTGGTCAAACAGAATTTCAAAATAAATTTTTCGTTGTAAACTCACAAGTGACTCCTTGGCGACAAATGCGTCAAGCGATCATGGAGATACAAACACGTCTTAATGCACTACAGAAAGTTACTGTTCAATATAAGCGTACTTTAAATGACATTAAAAGATGTGAGTATGAGAAGGAACAAGAAGAGAATCCATTTTATAAACAAGATAAGGATTATGAGATAGAAATACTTCAACTTGATGTTCAAGTATGGAGGAATAAGATGCGTCAATCTAAAGAAGAGATTGATGGTCTTTTAAAAATTATTAAAGAGAAGACAGGTGGTGAAGTTGAACTTGATAAATTGAAGCATACTATTGTTGATAAGGACATAGAAAGGGAAGAAGAGCATAAGTATTGGATTGCTAGGATGGCAAAACAATCTGCAATGGATTTACTAACTACTGGTAGAATACAGGCAGGTAACTTAGATAGTATGCTTATGATGAATCCTGCTGACCAAGCAGCGATAGCAGATTTAGCATTAACATATTCTACTGCTATGAATACTTCATTAAATAAGTTGAAAGGTGCAGCAGAAGAAAAGGTCGATAAGATGTTGGAAAATAGACCACCAGCAATGTTTGATACAGCAGGAGTGCTAACTGATTATGCCGAAAACAATATCACCGATAGAATTGAAGCAGAGAAATCTCTTCAGTCTACCGATAAATCCGAAACTAACTCCTGAGTATATTGAAGAATCGTTTATACCGTTTCTTAAAAAACATGACCATTTAATATACGATTTATATTTTACCTCTCGTATGCCACCCTTTATGCAAGATGCAATGGGTGAGGTATTCTCTACGAGAAATGATGCCCAACAAGTAGTAAAAAATTCACTTTTTATTATGCAGCAGACAGGTATTCCCCTATCCGCTACATTTAATAATATATGGATTAGACCAGATCAAAAGAACCTAGACACGTTTATTCAAAATTTTAGGTTTCTATATGATAATGGTGTAAGGATAGCAACCATACCTCATACTTCATGGGTTTCAACTGGTCAAATACAACGAGAGTATCCAGATTTATACATTAAGAATACAATCTTGCGTGAAGTATCTAAAGCGAATGAGATTGTATCTCTTGCACAGGTAGGATTTGATTACATCAACTTAGATCGTGATGTAATGAGAGATAGAGAATTATTAGATAGACTTAAAACTGCAAAGGAATATTGTGTAGAGAAAGGGAAACCAGTTAAATTATCATTGCTAGTCAATGAACACTGTTGGGGTGGTTGTCCTATCATGCCAGAGCATTATCAATATAATAGTACAAGAGAAGGATCACAACCTCAGTATTTTAATTCAGAGATTAGTCGTATATCATGTTCAACTTGGGATGCTTATGATTCTTCACATGTATTAAAAGAAGCAAACTTACCACCTTGGAAAGAAGATTGGGAAGAGTTCTTAGATGTTATAGATGTATTTAAAATGCACGGTAGAGAAGATGCCATGCGTTTAAAGGAATCTATGGATCTTATCGAGAGATGGGAGAAAGGTAACGATATATTATATCCTGAGTATAAGAAGTATATGAAGGATATTAAACTCAAGGAGTCACCTATAAATAATTGGCGAACCAAAATAAAAACATGTAAGTTTGACTGTTGGGATTGCAATTATTGTGAGACTGTGGTAGAATTTGCAATGAAGAAAGAAAAAAGAGAAATGAATCCTCTCGTTGATAGAGTAATAAAATCTATTGCTGCTGCTACTGAAGGTAAATCCAAGTTTAATCCAGAAGGATATGACGTATTAGGATTGAGTTCAAATAAGATTAGGCATTTTTTAAACAATCTATGTTCAGAACGTGGCACAGTATATGTTGATGCTGGTTGTTACATGGGTAGCACATTATTTGCTGCTCTTATGGGTAATGAATCAGTTAAAGCATATGCTATAGATGATTATCAGTCAGGCATAGTATATCCTAAGCAGAGAAATATGCACGACAGATTTCATGTAGAGAATCCTGTTGATGAGATGGTTAAAAATGCAGAGAAGTGGATGAATATCGACTGCTCTGTAGGATTTTCAGTTAGACCACTTATTGAAGTTCAATTTAATAAAGAAGAACGTCCTAATGTCATTTTCTATGATGCTGACAATGAAGATAGTATGTCAGATAATTTGGATCATCTACATGAACAAGCAGATAATAGTTACATCTTAGTTGTTGATGATGCTAATTTTAATGGTGTTGTAGAAAAGACACAGAAATTCTTAGAAGATAAGAATGTAGTCTTTGAACGATTAATAAGAACTGAGATTTCAGAAGATGAGAATGATTGGTGGAATGGTGTTATGATTGCTGTTATTGAAAAATGAAGGTTATAGATAGATTCTTATCAGAAAAAGAATTTGAAAGATTGAAGTCTGAAATGATGGCGTATAATTTTCAATGGCACATGTCAAAAATTGTAGATGATAATGAAGCGAATAAAGCAAGAAATATGCAATTCATTCATATGTTCTACGAAAGACATGCACCTGTTGATGATAGTGTGAACATGTTATTTCCAATCCTTCAAAGATTACAACCTATCGCTCTTCTTAGTATTAAAGCAAATTTAATGCCAGGACAAGATAGAATAATAGAACATGGTATGCATATAGATATAACAGACATCAAGGATAATCCTTGGATACGTACTGGTATATTATACATGAATACCTGTGATGGTTACACTAAGTTTGAGGATGATACTAAAATAGAATCTGTTGAAAATAGATTCGTATCATTTCCTCATAGTACACGCCATACTGGTACTACATGTACTAATATGGAATTTAGAATGGTTATTAATTTTAATTATGTTGTCAGCGATTCTCAAGAATGAACTCTACATGGGTTACATTTTCGGTATAATGATACTAGGTGGTTTCATTAGAAACTATCATGTATTAGATGATGTTTACTCACTCATTAAAAGATATGTCAAGGATAATCGCATCCTCATTATTCTTACTAGCATTTTCGGTGGTATTCTACCTATTCCTGGTAGAGTTGCACTCTCAGCACCTTTATTAGATGCTATAGCACCAGAAAATAAGAGAAAGAGAAGTGAGTTTGGTATTATTGATTATCTTTCTACTCATCATTACTATTGGTGGAGTCCACTTGAAAAGACGGTGGCACTACCTATGGCAGTCATGGGTATAAGTTATACTACATTTTTAGGATATACTATTGTACCATTGTGTATATG